TTACCATAAAATACGTGGTTGATTAATTAGAGGGGCGCGAAAGCGCCCCCCTTTTTTTATGGGATAAACACATGACTTCTACGGTAGACATTGCAAACTTTGCGCTAAACTCTCTGGGCGCAAATAATATCTCTACGTTTGATGAAAACAGCAAGCCAGCGCGACTGGTTAATCAACGGTATGATTCAGTGCGCGATATGGTGTTTCGACAGCATCCTTGGAATTGTCTAGTAAGACGCGCAGAGCTACCACAAGAGTCCACCACGCCAGATTTTGGCTATGCTTTTCAATATACTTTACCAACTGATCCGTTCTGTTTGCGTGTGCTAGAGTTTTCTAACGGCACGTTGACGTTTCCGTATGACGATATGACCTCTAACTCCGGCCAACCAGCTTTTGTCATTGAGGATCGTAAACTGGTTACGGATGAAGCAGTAGCAAAAATAAGATACATAGGGCGTGTTACGGATCCGCAAAAATATGATGCTGGTTTAATCGAAACGTTAGCAGCAGCTCTAGCGTTTGAGCTGGCTTATGCAATTACTGGATCAAACACAGTTAAGCAGATTATGGCAGCAGAATATTCTGATAAACTAAGAAATGCTAAGTTTGTTGATGCCACAGAAGGTGCGCCTCAAAAAATCGAAGCAAGTGATTTTCTACAAGCGAGAATGTAAATGGCGCGATCTGCACCAGCTTTATCAACCTTTACAGCTGGAGAAATATCTCCACGCTTAGAGGGTCGTGTTACAATCGAAAAATACCGGGAAGGGCTCGCTAATCTAACGAATATGATTGTCCAACCTCATGGCGGTGTAACAAGGCGCCCAGGCACAGAGTTTTTAGGTGAGGTTAAAGCCAGCGCAAATGTAACAAGGCTCATACCGTTTGAGTTTAAAACTGCTGATACATATGCGTTAGAGTTCGGAAATCAATACATGCGGATCTATCGTAACGGTCTGCAAATCTTAGTTGGCAGTGCTAAATCAATAACAGCAATTTCCAAAGCAAATCCTGGTGTGTTTACGGCAAATAGTCACGGCTATAGCAACGGAGATGAGATAGCGCTGGTTAATACTGGCGGTGGTATGACAGAGTTACAATCGCGTAACTATCGTGTGGCTAACGCTACAACAAATACTTTTACGCTGACTGATTTGTTTGATGTTGCTTTAAATACAACAGATTTTAGCACGTACAGCGGATCTGGTGTTGTGGTTGATGAGATATACGAAGTAACGACACCGTACACATCCGCGCAGATTAACGATGTAAGGTTTGCTCAGTCAGCTGATGTGATGTACTTAGTGCATCCATCTCATGCAGTAAGAAAACTTTCTAGATCTGATCACAATAACTGGTCGTTTGCAACGCCAAGCTTTACTGAAAACACAGTACCAAGTCTAACTGGTACAGATAATCATCCTAGTGTTGTAACATTTTTTGAACAGCGCTTAGTTTTTGCAGCAACAAACAATAACCCACAAACGTTGTTCTTTAGCAAAAACGCACAATACGAAAACTTTACAACAGGCACTAATGATAATGATGCGCTTATCTACACAATCGCATCCAACAAGGTAAATGCTATCAGGTATTTGTCTGCTACTAGGATCCTCAATATTGGTACGTCTGGTGGCGAATACGTGCTAACGACAACGAACGGCAGCCCAATTACGCCAACGTCTACGGTTATTCGTAAGTACAGCAACTACGGATGCGTAAGTGCAGAAGTTGTCCAGGTGGCAGATGTTACGCTCTTTGCCCAGCGCGGAGCGCGCAAAGTACGCGAGTTTAGATATGTCGGTGAGGTAGACGTAGGCGGTTACACAGCGCCGGACATAACAGTATTAGCTGAGCATTTGACCGAAGGTGGCATAAAAGAGTTTGCGTTTCAGCAAGAGCCTGAGAGCATTGTATGGGCTCGTAGAGCGGATGGTACATTACTTGGGCTTACGTACAGACGCGAAGAAGAAATAGTAGCCTGGCACAAGCATGTTTTGGGTGGTGCGTTTAGTGGCGGTCAAGCAAGAGTAGAGAGTATTATTACACTGCCTACCGATAGCGGTGAAGATGAGCTCTACATGATTGTCAAACGAACGATAAACGGACAGACAAAGCAGTATGTCGAAGTGATGAAAACATTTGACTTTGGCAACGATACAACTGGTGCATTTTTTGTAGACAGTGGGCTGTCATACTCTGGGAGCTCTGTAGAAGCTCTCTCAGGGCTCTTTCACTTAGAGGGGCAGACAGTTAGTGTTTTAGGTAATGGTGCAACCCACGTTGATCAGACGGTGTCTCAAGGTGGTATAAATTTAAACTTTGGTATTACAACAGGCGCTGTAGGACTGTCATACACAAGCGAGATGCAAACGCTACGCATTGAGGCTGGATCTAGCGATGGCACAAGCCAGGGCAAACCAAAACGCATACACGATGTAACACTGCGTTTGCATGAAACGGTGGGTGCAGAGGTTGGTACAGACGCGGCCAATGCAGATAGAATATTTTTTAGAGATAGCAGCATGGATATGAACTCAGCTGTGCCGCTTTTTACTGGGGATAAAGATATAGAATTTCCTGGTGGTTTTGAGGAAGGTGACCGCATTTATGTGCGCCAGACACAGCCACTACCAATCACAATACTTGCGCTTTATCCGCGCATGAACACATACGATGTATGATAGGTAATATATGTTTTTTGAATTAGCGACATTAGCATTAGGAATAAAATCTGCTTCATCACAAAGACGTGCTAGCCGTAACGCTGCTGCGGCAGCGCAGAGAGTTGGTGAGTTTAACGCGCAGCTTATCGAGCGTGACGTAGATCTATTAGAAAAACAGCGAGAAATTATTAATCGTAATGCTGTGCTGCAAGAACGTGTAGATCGTTTTCGTTTTGCGGAGGCGCAAGGCAGTGTCGTGGCAAACTACTCAGCAAGTGGCATTGATATTTCTAGAGGCACACCGATGCGTGTTCTCCGGCAAAACGCTAGAGAGTTTGAATATGATATGGCTGTGGCTGAGTTTAACAACGCAGTTACAAATATGCAGATTAATGACCAGCAAGAAAACGCAAGACTAAATGCGGAACTTTCTCGCATGGAAGGTGGCGCATCAGCTGCTAGTTTAAGAGCGCAAGGTACAGCCAACGCAATTGCAACGTTAGGGCAGACAGCGCGGTTTGCTGCTTCTAGTGGTTTTGGAAATTTTGGATCAGGCACTGGCACACTTGGTTTGCCAGCACCGTTTGGAACATAATAAATGAGAATACCAGTTTATAGATCAAAAGCTACATTAAGTGATCGAGCACCAGGCGCACGTATTACGGCACGTATGAACCCGACACCATTTGTAAATGCAGAGCTACAAAAAGGAGCTGTGCTTACAGCGGCATTAGGCGAGGCAGCCAAGTACACAAGCATGCGTTACAAGATGTTAGTTGAAACGCAAAAAAACGAAGCGATATTCGCAGCAAAAGAACAGCTAATGGAATTGTCAAACACGCTAAGTAACAGTCGTGACATTGGTAATATTTTTGATGGCGAGCTTAAATATCAAAAAGGTGTAGACCAAATAAAAAAAACACTAAGACAATCAGTCGGGCAAAACAAATATGCCCTGGCTGATTTCGATAACAGTTTTGCACAAGCAGAAATACCAATAAGATTTAGATTAAAAGAAGTTGTTGATTTAAAAATAGATAAGCGCAGACAAGCAGCACTGAAAGCGCGAGAAGAACAAGTAATACAAACTTTAGGCGTACCAGATCTAGACTACACAGCTGATGATCTAGCAATGGAATTAGCGCAATTAGAAACTGCTTACGATCAAGCCGAATTAAACGGTGGTGCTAGTCGCACATCTATAGAACTAAACGGTATGCCAGTTAATCAACGTGTCCTAATAGAAGCTGCTAAACTTGCATTGCCAGCATATGGCGGCACAAGCCTTGATGACGCACAACAACTGTATGAGGCTTTTCTAGAAGTCGAGCGAGTACGCAACGGTGAAAAAGATGCAAAAAAAATTGCTGTCAGTGGTGAAATACCACAACATATTTTAAACTTAATGCAAGCGATACCAGCTGATGTAGCTAACGGCATTTTGCTAGAAACAATGAAACAAGCAGATACTTTTTATGATCTTAGTCAAAAGCTTGATGAAGAAAATTTAAAAGCGCAAAATGATTTAAATACAAAAGCATATAACTTTGCTCTGTCTGTTGAGCTAGGTGAAGATGTTTCGCTCGATACAATGCAACAAATTTTGAATGCTAAAGATTACGAAGAGTTTGCAGCAAAGTATCCTAATGGCGCAATAGGCGCAGCTGTAAAATACGAACTACAAAATTTGTTAGAGAACAAATATTTTTGGATGAATGGCTCGCAACAAACAGCGTTACAAAAAGAAGTTGAACAGAGAATAGGAACGCGAAAGTTTGCTGAAGTTGGTGATGAAGCGGTTTTTAGTAGGCTTTATGGAACTGGTATGCAAGGTCAGCTTACAGTTGAAGAGCTCAACAGAAATAGCTCAAGTGTAACGTTGGCACAACATACAACATTGCGTCAATTAATAGAGTCAAAAAGTGATGAAGCATTAAACGAAGGGTTAGCAATTCTTAGCAAAAGATTTTTCTATAATGAAAAACAAGCTGCTGATGGTGATGATAATTTAGCAATAGCGTCTAAAAACGCCTATATGCAAACAAGCGGAGCGTTACTTGAAGAACATAATCTGCGAGTGTCAACAGGTGATCCAATGACGCGATCACAAATACGCCAATTTGCAATAGCACAACATGAGCTTTTTAAAGACATTTACTTAGAAGAATTACAAGAAGAGTACGAAGAATTTATTGAAGATTGGGAAGCAACAAACATACAAACAAATTTTACAATCGACAGAGCGGATCCGCTTGGCAGTATTGAACGCTGGTACGGAAACTTAAGCGACACAGAGCAACAACAAAAAGCAACTGTATACGGTGTATTTAGAGCGCAAGTAAAAGCTCGTTTTGGTAAGCGTGGATTGTTCTAATGAAAGATGCACTTAATACAAATACTGACTACGAAGACGAAAACTACATGGAAGCAGAAACGCTTATAAGTGCTGGTTTTAATCCTGATATTTTAAAAACAAAAAAAAGCGTCTTTAATGTAGAAACTCAAACGCATGACATTCTAATGCCTATGTCTAATGGCGGTTTTGTAAAAATAGCAGAAGCTGGATTAGATCTAGAAGCTACAAGACCTGGTGCTATTTTGCTTGACGGCAAAGAGTATGGCAGAGAAACGCCAGAGTATCAGCGGTATTATCCAGATCCAGAGCCACAGCCAGAGGTAATGACTACCAGCCCCTCGATGGGCGAGATGGGGCAGACTGAAGAAGCACCGTTTGTTTCAAAGCAAACACGTATTGAGGGCGCTCAAGAGTACGCTGATTTTTTAAACACAAGAGGTATGGCAACACCGCAAGAGTTGTTGGCAGCTGGATATTCTCCAGAAGTTACAGCAGCAGTATTTGGCAATGAAGCACAAGATAACATGCCTAACCAGGTAACACGTACAGAGCCGTTATCGACTACAGAGGTTGAAGATATTATTCGTAACGGTGGATCTGTTATAGGCGAGTACGATCCTACCTTGCGCGAAACTGGCAGAAGAGAATTAAGTGAGTACCTTCTAGGATTAGCAGAACAAAGTTTTATTGATGATCTGCAAGCTCAAGGTTTTACAGAAGATAATATACAAAGACAGTTAGAAGCAGCAAGGCCACGCCTTAAAAACGAGTCTAGCGTTCTGTCTGATATGTTTTTCGGTAGCCCTAACTCGTTAGGTATTGGTGTTGGTGATTTTGTTACTGCTGGAATAATGGACATCCAAGAGGGTGCAAGATTATTTTCACAAGGGCGTAATAATGACAGCGTTGCTGATCGAGGTCTAGGCGCATTGTTAGTTATTGCTGGATTAGCAGAGGCCACTGGTGTTGGTAAGCTAATAAGTAAACCACTAAAGAAGGTTATACAAAAAACACGAGCTGGTCTAGCTGATGCTGGGCAAGCAGCTGATCTTAGAATAGCAGAAGAGGGTAACACACTTTACAGCAACCCTATAACGCCTGTCACTAATCGTATGATTAGCATGATTGGTAAGCTTGTAAGAGAGCCAGAAAAAAACATTATAAATACAGCTTTTCCTGACCGACAAGCTTCTGAGTCAGTACAAGCGCAAGTAGCAAACCAAAAAAATAATTACCCGGCAAAAGATGGCTGGTTGCAAGAAGGTATGGAAGTAGCCAGCGTTAAGCAGAAAAAAGATAAAGTCGAAGTTACATACAAAGAAATTCCGTATAACTTTCATATACCGCCAGAAAATGTTGATCCGACAAAATGGCAAAATACTATCAAGCGTAAAACCGTTAATGAGATTAAAAAACTTGCAGATCGAGCGGCACAAGGTGACCCAGGCGCAAAAGCAATAATAGAACAAGCTAACTGGTATCGAGCCATGCGAGCGCGTATGCGCCAGGAGTTTGGTGGGCTAGGAGATTTGTTTGCTGATTTGCTAGGAACAACATCAGCGCAAACAGGCGTAACCCAGAATTTTGATAATGCTGTTGAGATTATGCGTAGGTTTTCCCGTGGCGAGTTTGACAACGAAATACGCATGTATGAAGAGATGTTAGCCAGAGGTGATACAAACCCTATTAAGTTAGGGCAAATGCACAACGATCCTGACAGTCCATTTAAACTAATAACAAAAGCAAGTGGATCTCTGTTTAATGCAAACAGCCCAGCCTCCACGCGAGCGCTTTTAGATTTATTTAGATCTGCCAAAGGCTCACCAAAAACGCCAAACTTTACTGGTAATCTTATAGGTTACACAAACGCAGCAACTGTTGATGTATGGGCAGCGCGTTTTCTACGCAGAATGTCTGGTCAAAAACGATTGCCGCCACCAGTAGAAAAAGGCGTAAGCGGTAAACACATGGTGGGAAGTACACTAGCAGATCCCAAAGTAGGTGGTGAATTTGGTTTTGGACAACGTGTTATTCAAGATGCGGTCAATGAAATTAATAAAAAAGGTTTTATTAAAAACGTAGCGCCTGATATTGGCGAAATGGGCGCAGATGATTTGCAAGCTGTACTGTGGTTCTTAGAAAAAGAAATATGGACAAAGAAAGGCTGGACATCAAAAGCTGGTGAAGGTGGATCCTTAGATTATGAAGCGTCATTAGCTGGCGCAGCTGATCAAAGTAAAATTAAAAGTAACCGTGAAATAATTAATACAAAATTTAAGCCACCTAACAAACGCAAAAAAGAAACGGATGAGCAATACGCTGCTAGAGTTAAACAAGCGCAAGAAGCCGATGCGGCGGCAAAAGTTGCAGCGCAAGAAGAAATAAACGCAGCTGCTGCACCACTTGTACGGTACGTTCTTGGCATCAGTGTTGAGCGCCCTGGCGCAAGACCGACAAATGTAGAGCAAGCAAACGTAGCAGCTCGATTAGGCGAGCCAGCAAAACAAGATGAAACGGTTGCTATGTATCAAGTAAATAATTCATATGGACGTTTTATGCAGTCAGATGAACGCGCATTTAATGCTGAATTTGTTGTGCGCGAAAACTTTGATCCTACGGCATTAACAAGACGTATGGTTGAGGTAGCAAAAGACGCTGACCAGGATGCGGCATTTATTTCTAAGATTGTGCCAGAACGTACAGCTGATAGCCGTCCTGGTGTAGAAATATAT